TTGGGTGATCAGCATATTTTGGGGCTGGGAAGCGAAGACTTCACGCTCCTGGGTATCGAGGTAGGCGTAGTTCGCGTAGATGTCCCACTTCTTGCTGGAATCAGCGGCGGCGGCACCCCAAGTGATGCGAAGCTCCACATCGTGGTACTGGAGAGCAATGAGAGGAAGGGCGGTCTGCCAGTTCTCACAGAAAGCAAACCTGAGAGGGTAGAAGCGCTCGTTGGTGGAGCCACCATACAAGTTACCAGCGACCGACTTGGAGGAGGAGGTCGCGGAGAGAGTGGGGGCGATGAGGGTAGAGTAGGTAGAATCTTGTTCATCCACAAGTTGTCCACCAATTAGTAATTCAACCTTGGAAATTACAGTCCTCCAGTCAGCAACGGCAACCGTCGCGGTACCTGTGTTGGGAACGAGGTAGACATAGTTGAGCATGTCACCCTTGCGCTCGAAGCGGACGGTGGACATACCGTTGTTGGAGACGTTGCCTTGAATGACTTGACGCTCGACAGTTTGGGAAAAATTAGTGTGACGTTTGTAGGTGGACCTGAAGAAAGACACCTCTGGCTGACCGACGAGGTGTACATCCTGGGCTCCGACGGCTACGAGTTGGGCAATACCACCAGACATTTTATAATATAGTGAGAGTTTATTTTTAAGCTGGGAAGTTCATAGAACTTCACTGGTTAGATACCATACTTCGATGAACCTGAGAGATTCGTGGGAGAATGGGAGGGATAATCGACTGTATCGATTGGAACTTAGACCACATTCGCGGGCCAAATTGGTGGTGTGGGCCACGTGACGAGTAATCTATATTGGTTTTCTGGGTCTATAGACATACCCGTTACTGGTAAATCTCTAAGAGCCTGGCGGTATCTTACCCACGCCTGTTTGATTTCATCTGAAGGAAATGGGTAATCAGAAACCATTAAATAATCTGTTTTCTGTAACCGTATATTACGATTCGAAATCACCTTTTTACGATCTTTTACTACGATATTATCTCTAACTTCTTTTGGTTCGGCGTTAATAAGCTCCAACGCTTTAGCTTCGAACACTTCCTTGGTTGGAAGTTCTACTGGAATTTCTTTAGTGTATGTACCGTATTGGTTTAAAACATAACCAGACTTATCACTCAGTTCTTCGTACGCTGTAGCATTTATAGTTACCGAATCGGGCTGTACCATTATGTCTTCATAATATTGACCCGATCTCGATCCCCGCATTTCCGCTTTAGGAACTAATTCATAAAGCGCTCGTTTGTTATATTCCCTGAAGTTCATATAATATTTTACGCTATTTTAAATCCTGAGAAATTACATCTTAATAAAGTCAATGTCGACGTCGCGCTAACATTTTCAAAACGTACGTTTACGGTTGAACCCGCGTCTAATAGTAGAATATCATTAATAGCGTAACATGTTTCGATTCCCGGCCGAGTACTAAATTGGGCATTCAACAACATATAGGCATTCGTCGACGTGGAACGGTTGATAAACGCTCCACCAGTTTCCCAACCACCACCACCTGAATTACCTGTAGTCGTAAATTGTACATACATGGAATCGTCACTACCACTTCCACCATCGATTGACCAATTGAAATTTACCATATAAACTCCTTTCTCTGGAGCCGTATATACTCCAGTTGTTGGATTGAAATTGTAGCTAGTACCTCTATCGCTGATTTGACCTGAGATTCCCGTTTCCCAGTTCTGACCGAAGCCGCTAAGGGTGGAAAATCCACCGACGGGTCCATCTGTAGCACTATTATAGACGGCAGTGTTAATATCCGCGCTCACGTACCTCCAGTATGACCACCCAGGACTATTTGAACTGATAACTCCACTGATTTTCAAGTTCCCCCTCACATCCAATTGGGCTTCAGGGACTTTCCCGATCCCGACGGCCGTGTCGCTGATGACCATGGACCGCCCGGTTTGGCCGAGGTTGTACAGTTTCTTGACCTCCGAGGGTTCGAGGGCGACCGAGTAGAGTTTGAAGTTGGAGATTTTACCATCCCAGGGAGTGGTTCCCTTTACACCACTTCCATCAGAGTTGTACCAATCACCTATAACGAGATCATCTCTCTCAATAAAACTGTAATTACCATCATTCCCTGAATCCATGACTCCCAATTGTTCTACACCATTTAACCATAAACGCGCATTAGAAGGTCCGCCACCGGGATACACTAGCACACAATGAGTCCATGAATTTTGTTCAAAAGTTGAATTTCCAAAATCTTTTCCACCCGAGCCAGACTTCCAGTAACGAAAATTATTGGGTGTACTGGTGCCGTAACACGATAAACCACCGCGTCCACCAAGATCGTTCGACGCCGAGGATCCGGCCCCTGTACCGTATAAACCGTGTTCGTCGCTTCCCAAAGAAGCGTGTGTTTTATCAGACCAAAACCAAAGAGATACCGAGTGTACCTGATCTCCAGTAAACCCTAGTGGCGAAGATTGAATATAATCATTCGACCCATCAAGTTCGAATGCCTTATCCACTGTGGAATAGTAGGCGCCATTTTTCAAACACCCATGTTTCCCCTGCCCCGAGATATCTGTGGCACCAGTAGAATGACCCTTTGCACTTGTATCATAATCCAGCACCAACTTCTCGGGTCTCGGGGTTTCCGTATCCACGTCGTACCGCGAAACGTGGGGAACATCGAGGCTGCGTGTGAGCGAGAGAGAACCCTTATCGAGGGTCGTGGGGCCGGGAGTGCCGAAGAATTGGAGATCACGAATACTCACACCATTGGTTGTGTGCGCGGAATAACGCCTGGTTATCACAACAGCAAAATATTTATACGGACGAGAATCCGTAATATATGCTACGTACGGGGTGTCATCATCCACAGGTCGATCGGTGACGTTATGAATCGCCGTCCATTCATCCGATGGGTTACACTTTGCATAATAAACACCCCTGTCCCATACATGAGACCCACCAAACTGTTGCCAAAACTTTATCTGTTTTAAGACGATTTCATACGGCATTTCTAAAACTATGTAAGCACCTTTAACGGTTTCTGGTGCTAATTGTGTTGAACCACTATAGTCACCAGTACCACTGTATTCACTCAAACCATCCGAATACCACACGGACGACAGGTTGCCGGTGTGATCAAAGGCCAGCCACGCGGGATAACTTGAGTGTGGTTGGAATCCATACGCTGTAAAAACACCATGTCCTTCGATATATGTACTAGGGTTTGTCATCCCCCTAGGAGGATACTCTTGGATCCGCTCATCTCCCGCGAGTTCCAATTGGCCCGAGGGTTCGGTGACCCCCACGCCCAAGTGTCCCTTGTACAGGGTCACTTGGGACTTGGACCCCAAAAAGTAATCCTTTTGGTAATCGTACAACTCCTTGATTTGCTCAGCGTTGAGGACCTTGGAGTAGAGACGGAAGTTCGCGATGGAACCGTCGTAAGAAGCCGTTCCGGTTACATCTCCATTCGAGTCTATGTAGTTTCCTAATGCAACTTTAGCACCAGAAGCTAAAGCTAAGTTAGTTGTTGTGTTATGATTCTCATCAGCAAATTTTCCATCTATGTATAATTTCATGTTTAAACCATCATAAACTACAGTCGCATGTGTCCATATTCCAATCTGGGCCGTAATGTCTGTATCTACACCTTCATTGGTAGCACCTCCCCAAACATAAAATCTATACTTTGTGGCGTTGGTTTCACCTACACCTCTAATTCTAATACCAATAGATTTAGGAGTGTCGGCATGTCCTATTGCGACGATCGAATTAGATCCAGATGATATACTATTTGTCTTAAACCACATACTATAAGAATGTATGGGGGAACCACTAAAGGATGTAGCTCCAGATATAACGGCATCTCCCGAACCATCAAAAACGAAAGCTCCATTAGAAACCTGTGGGTTTCCGCCTAGTGTAGCATTGGTAGTATTTGGGGAAAGGTCCACAGGATTCGTAGGGGCGTTTCCATCCGCCAAGTCCTTCGCATCATAGTAGACCTCCAACTGGGTCCCCGTGGTCGCCGGCACGTTGTACACAGTCTTTAGGGTGGTGTCTAGGGAGCCACTGCCTTTTTCGTGGCCGTAGAGTTCCCATTCGGCAATTCTCGGATAAGTGGCATTTCCGGAACCAATCCATATTTTATTGATTTCTAATCTAAAATATCTGTAAAACGTCACTGAATTTACATGAACGGTAGTATTCAAAGCTTCACCATTTAGAGGTAAATCTGTGGCAACTTTAATTGACGTCCAATCCGTCCCATTATTACTACCATATAACGTAATATCTCTTGGTCCATTAGAATAACCAGTAGTTTCTTGTGAAAAAATCTTTGTGTGTTGTATTTTTATTGCATTCGGTAATTCAAGTTGAATATAGTCCCCTAGTCCATTACGAGTTGTGCTTTCTGGGACACCAGCGGTTGTGTAGTTTCCAAGATTACCTGACCACGTGGTATTTGTAAGACCATCGATTGCGTTAGTTAAGTTATGATTAATAAAATTATAGGTTGTACTAGACGTAAGTGTGTATCCATTGTGAGTGACAGTAGTGTCTCCTATATCACCATTGGCTTGTGTCGGAAAAGCCACCTCCGGGTACTTCCGCAGGGGTCGTTCGTGGGGTCCTGTGTATTCGGTCACCACGTTAGAGTCTACACTGATTTGCGAGACGTTGGAGACCCTATTGAAGTGCATGTTCCCTCGGATATCGAGGGCTTCTTGGGGGGAGTTCACACCCACGCCTAGGTTACCACCTATGAACGCGATGTTACTCGTTTTGTCGGATATGAATCGTCCGTTAACGATCCTAAGGTTTTTGAAGGCTGAGTTGTTTTCATTATCACTTTCTATGAAAAGGTTCACAAAAGCTGAGCCGGTTGTACTCACGACACGTGAAGCGACTCCAAGACCTTGGTTGAAACCATCCGTTTCCTTGTGGTACAGGTACCGAGTTCCATCTATGGAGACGGAGATCACACCCCTTTCAAAGAAGATATTGACCTTTCTGAAAGCACCAACAATAGTAGGGATCGTGGCCGCTCCACCGCCGAGGGGATTTCCATTGTCATACCTTAGAGTCATGGTGGTATCCTTGAACGTTAGGTTGTACCCCTGTGCATTTGAAGCTGAATTTTCATTGTAAAAGTTAAAATCTATATATTTTCCGGAATGACCCTTAACTTCAAATTCACTGACCCACGTTGTAGGGAGTTTGAGACCCCATTTATGATTTACGGCGTACGTTGTATTTTCAGTTATGAGTAGGTCATTCTTAATAATGTTCTGTAGACCCTGGTTCAGACCTGAGGTTTCAGCGACTTCAAGTTTTCCCACCCGAAGTGTCGCATTCCCAATGTCCAGAATGCCGTCTGGTGGTTCGAACGACATTTAATATAAGATAAGGTTTTTTTAAACACTGAAAAAGCCGGAGGCTTTGTTTGATACTTGTTACAAACTAGGACAAAAGTAGTTTGTAAGAAGTGTCATTGGATATGACCCGAGACCTTCGGTCTCATTGAGTAATTTCCGTATAGAACCCCTGTAAATTAGAAGTAATCATCTCTGGAATAGTTTCAGCGACGTATTCTATCCGTTCCTCAAGGGACTTTGCAGCATATTCTTGGACCGAAATTTCAAAGTATCCGCTTGGGACGTATTTCCGGAACACTGTGAAGGAAGGTCGGGTTGTGACCAAATTTGAGTACGCATTCGCGTCTATGTTGGAGTAGGTCACGACGTTGGAAACCACGAGATTTGAGTAGTGTGTGATCACCTTGACATAGTGGTGAGGACTATCCGTGGTCGTGACGTTAGAGTACTCTATGACCGGGGTAAATCCACCCTGTTGATCGGGGGTTAATTCATTATAGGCATTCGAGGAAATGTTGGAGAATACATTGATTCCATCATAGTCCTC